AAGAATCCGATTTGCAAGATGATGTTAATTCATTCTTAAATAAAACTAATTATTTCTGGTGGCGACAAAATTCTGGTAAGATGTATAAAGATGGTCGTTGGGTACATTTTGCATCAAAGAGTGGATTACCAGATAACACGGTCTTTTATAAAGATACATCATTCTATTTCGGTTTAGAATTAAAACTACCTTATGGTAAACTTACTAAACACCAAAAGGAAACATTACCAGAAATGATTGAACAAAATGTGTTATTCTTTATTTGTCAATCGGTTTACGATGTTTATAAAGCAATTGAACACATTGAAACGCATACAGAAACAACTGAAGATAGTTTTATTATTAGCAATTCCATCTACAATTTAGATGATATACAAATGAATTATAGAAAAAAATTGAAATTAATAGTTTAAAATTGATATATTATTTATATATTTACAAAAACAATAAACAATGAACACAAAAAAAAAATTAATCGAATACAAAGAAGATACCGAAATGGTATTAAAAATTCAAGCAGTAATGTTAAATATTAGCTTACAAAAGCATATATCTAATGTTCTGGATCAACAAGCATCTAAAAAAATGAAGTTATGAACGCACAAACAATTTTAATACTATTCTTTGCACTATGTTTTATTATAATGACAATAAAGTATAGTATAGAAAGAAAACGATACGAAAACGCAAATTTCAATAGAAAGTACTGGTTAAAAAAGTATAAACAAACGTTAAGTAAACTAAATAGTTTACAAAATAATTAAAAGTAAATAGATTTGTTTACAACGGAATTAAAAAATATAGAAAAATAATAACACTTTTCGGAGTTAAGTTTGTATTAGATAATGAATAACCTAATAGATAACAACGGATCAATAAGATTTCTAAACTTTAAATGTTTAGATACAAGTACCGAATATCAAATACTTGGTACAAGTTCAACTTATAAAGGGATTGGTAACGATCACCATACAATGTCAACATCTAAATTAAAACGTTCTGATGGCGTTGTAAGGCATTTAACACAACCACAATTAAAACAAAGATTTGTAAATATTAAAGAGATATGAAAGCAACCAATAAACATTATGAATCTGGTAAAGACTACGATTTGATTGATGTGATACACGATTATCAATTAACATTTAATAGAGGTAACATAGTAAAATATGTGTTTAGAGCAGGTAAAAAAGAGAATGAACTACAAGACTTAGAAAAAGCATTAGACTACTTACAAAGAGAAATTAAATATTTAAAACAATAATAAGATGAATAGTATAGAATTAAAATCAGATGGTAAAGACCATTACAGACTTTTTATAAATGGTGTTGATGTTACTGGTAGGCAAGAGCGATCAGTATTTAGACACATAGTACAAACAATAGATAATAAAATTTATCAGTATTAACTTGTGTATTAAATAAAAAAGTATTAAATTTGAATGTTTTATATATTGGTCGAAAACCAAATATTTTAGCTCTCAAAGCAAAAAAATTAAATTATTCCAATAAGCGATATGTCCAGTATCGCTTTTTTTTGTTTTATATTTGTTTTATTCAATTATTATTTATACATTGCAGTAATGAAACTAAGATTTTTAACGACAGATATTGAATTAGAAAAAGATGCTTATGTAGATTTATACATTAACGAAGCAGAAATAAAAGGATTCTTTGTACCAATGCAATTTGATATTTATGATACCATTTGTTTATTCTTTGCATCTGAATTGATAACAGTACAACAAACACCAGAGTTATTACATTACTTAGATAAACACATAAGAAAAATAAAAAAAGATGAAAACAATTAAAACATTAATCGTATTACTTTTATTAACAAGTTGTTCAGTCAATGAGAACTTAGAAGAAAATTGTGGGTGTACTAAAACCACATACTATTACAAAGATATTAGTACACAATACATTCAACACGCAGATACTTATATTATAAGCGTTGAGAATGATGTGTGTGGTGATCCAGCTTTTAAAGAACCAACAGAAAAACCTTATATTTTTTACACAATAAAATGTAACTAATGAATAAAGTATTTAACAAGCATAAATCTTGGATAGGAATAGTGGAATCTTTTGGATGCAATAAAGATACTGCAAAAGATATTGTGCAAGATATGTATGTTAAAGTACAGGTTCTAATAAATAAAGGTTTAGATATATCTTATAACGATGATGATGTAAATTACTATTATATCTTTAGAACATTGCAATCAATCTATTACAACCAATACAATAAAGAAAAGAAAGTAGAAGTTATATCTTTAGATTATTGCGAACAAGTTAAACAAAGCTGCAACTTAGACTACAACGAAATATACAATGATGTTAAAGATATATTAGAAACATTACATTGGTACGATAAAAAAGTGTACAACCTTTTAGAAACCTCAACCATTAGAGATTTATCTAATAAAACTGGTATTTCATATCATTCACTTTACAATACAAATAGAAAAGTAAAAAGAGTTATTAAAAATAAATTAGGGTTATGAGTTTTGGTAAAGCACAAAAGCAAAATAGAAATGAGTTTAAAAAGAAACTCAAAGAACAAACCAGAATTGTAAATATCTTTAAAGGTATTAACGATGATGAAGTATATACATTTGGTGATAAACCAGATATAAAAGGAAGCGATCTAAAACAAATCTTTAAAGAAAAATACACGTGGTTAAAATAGGTGATTTAGTTTATTACATTACAAAATATACTGGTATTAGATTTGTTGTAAAAACAATAAGTAAACTACTAAAGAAAGATTGTGGGTGTGATAAACGTAGAGAAGAATGGAACGATATACAATTTTAAAATGAAAGTAAAATACAATAGAGTAAAGAAATATATTACAAAGAATAGAACATTAGATAAAACACATTACAACCTTGTATGTGAGATTCACGCTACTGTTTTTAGTCATAAATATTTTGAACCTTGTACTTGTTCACCATCAACAATAAAAGGATGGATAAAAGATTTAGACAATTATTATAAATCTTAACATTTATTTTGTTATATAGATGTAAGTACAATTGAATAAACAATAAATATCAATTTTATGGATGGAAGAAAAAATAATGGTGGTGCAAGAGTTGGTGCTGGTAGACCAGCAAAAGCAGATGAAGCTAAACTAATTGAAAGATTAGATAATATTATTGATTCTGATGATGTTATTAGGGAATTGTTATCACTTGTAAAAGATGGTGATTTCAGAGCGATCCAATTATATATGAATTATCGTTGGGGTAAACCAAGCGAGAAGATGGATATTACTACAAATGGTTCTGATTTAAATATACCAGTTATATCTTTTAGGAAATCGGATGACAGAGATTAAAGTTTCTGAAAAGTTTGAACCATTAGTATATAATAAAGATTGTAGATACTTTGTATTAACTGGTGGTCGTGGTTCTGCTAAATCATTTTCAACTACACTTGCAGAAAATACCAATACATTTCAAAAAGGTTATAATTGTCTTTACACAAGATATACAATGGCTTCTGCTGAATTGTCAATCATACCAGAATTTATAGAAAAGATACAACTACTAAATGTTGAGGATTATTTCTTAGTTAATAAAAGAGAAATAGTAAATACATTAACGAGTTCAAGGATTATTTTTAGAGGTATTAAAACTTCTTCTGGTAATCAAACTGCTGCGTTGAAATCATTACAAGGAATATCTACTTGGGTATTAGATGAAGCTGAAGAAATGGCAAGTGAAGAAGATTTTGATACCATTGATTTATCTATTAGAAGCGTAACACAACAAAACAGAATTATACTTATATTAAATCCAACAACAAAAGAGCATTGGATATACAAACGCTTCTTTGAATCTAAAGGTGTAAAAGAGGGTTTTAATGGTGTTAAAGGTGATGTGTGTTATATCCATACAACTTTTAAAGATAACAAGGAGAACCTACCAGAAAGTTATTTAAAGACTATTGAAGATATAAGGATAACAAACCCTAACAAATACAAACATAAAATACTGGGGGGCTGGTTAGATAAAGCAGAGGGTGTTGTGTTTAACGATTGGAGTTTTGGAGAATTTAACCCAGACAATTTACAAACAACGTGTGGAATGGATTTTGGTTTTAGTGTTGATCCAGATACTTTAACGGAAGTAGCAATAGATAAAAACAAGAGAAAGATATACGTTAAAGAACACTTATATAAAAATGGTTTAGGTACAGATACTTTAGCAAGTATTGTTATAAATAAGGTAGGTGCTAAATTAATTATAGCAGATAGTGCTGAACCACGTTTAATAAATGATTTAAAATCAAAGGGTATAAATATAAAAGCAGTAAAGAAAGGTACTATTGAATCTGGTGTTGTAATGATGCAAGGTTTTGAAATTGTTGTAGAACCTAATTCAAGAAACATTGCTAAAGAATTAAACAATTATATTTACTTAGATAAAGGTAGTAAATTATATATTGATGATTATAATCACGCTATTGATGGAATACGTTATAATGTAATATATCATTTAGATAATCCTAATGCTGGTAAATATTACATTTACTAATAAATAACCTTAAAAAAATTGTTATATAGATATGAAAGTTAATTTTACAATACCAACATCATTAAGTGAAATAACATTAGACCAGTACAAAAAGTATCTAAAGGAAACAAAAGATGTAACATCTACACCTAAGATACAAGAGAAAGTACTATCTATATTTTGTGGTATTGAATTGAAAGATACATTTAAAATGAAAGCAGTAGATGTTGAATCTATTTGTGATATTATTTTAAGTATGTTTGATAGTAGATTTGAATTGATTAATAGATTTACCTTAGATGGTATTGAATTTGGATTTGTACCAAACTTAGATGAAATGAGTTTTGGTGCGTATGTTGATACGGATAAATTTATAGGTGATATTGATAACATACATTTAGCAGTAGCTGCTTTGTATAGACCAGTATTACATAAGAGTAAAGAATTGTATTCAGTTGAAGAATATGAACCTAATAAATATGATATGAGTATGACACCATTATCAGTAGTATTAGGAATGCAGGTTTTTTTTTACAATTTAGGGAAAGACTTATCGAAAGTTATGATAGATTATTTACAGGAGGGGGATCTAACATTACAAGAGAGGGAGGCTTTGCAGAAAAATGGGGTTGGTTTCAATCAATTTACACACTCGCTGAGGGAGATATTACAAGGTTTGAAGATATCACTAAATTAGGTGTTCACACTTGTTTAAATATATTAGAGTTTAAAAAAGAATTATTAGAATTAGAACGTAAAAGAAATGGGAGTAGCAGCTAAAGGGTTTTATAATATTACAACAGATATAAAGAATAGACTGTTAGCTGATATAAATGTTAATACAGTTACCTTTGGTGATATAACACGCATCAATTTAGAGAAGCAAGATATATACCCTATAAGTCATTTAAACATTCAGCAAGTAGAAACACAAGAAAATGTATTAGTGTTTAGTGTTGGTATTATTTCGATGGATATTGTTGATGTAAATAAAGAAGATACAGTAGATTTATTTGAGGGCAACGATAATGAACAAGATGTTTTAAACACACAGTTATCTGTATTGGTTAAGCTATCACAATATCTAAGATTAAAGAGTTTAAGAAGTGATGGTTATGAATTAATAGGCAACCCAATCTTAGAACCTTTTACGGATAGATTTGGAAATGAAGTGGCTGGTTGGAGTTTATCAATGGATATAACAATAGCAAATGATATTTACGTATGTTAGATATTCAATATACAAAAGATGCTTTAAATGATTTTGGTAAACAAGTTGTAAGTAGGTCGAAAGCAAATCTAACAAGAGGTAAGAAAAATGTATTTGGTGATTTATATAAAAGTTTAGGTTATACATTTAAGGTAAGTCCAAACTCTTTTGGGATGTATTTCACAATGGAAGATTATGGAGTGTTTCAAGATGAGGGTGTAAGTGGTACAAAGAAGAAATACAAAACACCACATAGCTTTACCAATAAACAACCACCGAGTGAACCGATAGCAAGATGGGCAAAGGCAAGAAACATAAGGTTAAGAGATGAAAAAGGAAGATTTAAAAAAGGTAGTTATAAAACAATAGGATTTATAATTGCGAGAAGTATAAAAGAGAAAGGTATCAAACCAAGTTTGTTTTTTACTAAACCTTTTGCAGCAGCGTTTAAGAAATTACCAGAAGATTTAATAGAATCTTTTGCATTAGATATAGAAGAATTTTTAGAAAATACAAGAGATGTCAACTAAAATAAATGTAAGAAGTCCATACTATGTATCATCATCACATCCATCATTGAGTTCGGTTGTGATAGAGATATTTGTTTACTCGATTTCTAAACCAGCAACACCACAATATACAATAAAGAAGTATGCTATAAGTGGATCAACTAACATAACTTTTGATATATCAAATTTAGTTTTAGATTATATTGATACAAGTATGATGACAAACGCTGGTGCAACTACATTATA